TCGCCGTAGAGTTAAAAACAGTAAATTAGCGTTTGCTTAATCACAAAACCCTAGTACCTCTGCTTGAAAAGGCAGAGGTATTTTTTTATTTTTAGTAAAACAATTATATGAGCAAAATAGATCCAAATAAACTACTTATCAGTAGTGATTTCTACAGTATTCAAGGTGAAGGTATTTCATCTGGTGTTCCATCTTACTTCGTACGTTTAGGTACTTGTAACTTAACTTGCGGTATGTCCCGTTTATTCGCTAATAAGCTAATGAAAGAAAAATCATTGGAAGATGGTGAAATATTCGTTGGTGATTTACACGCTGAAGGTAAAGCAACTTGGACTTGTGACAGTACATCTCAATGGTTATGGAGAGGTGAAGATAAGGAGTTTCAGTATCTAATTGACAGATGGAAAGAACAAGGTATCTACGATGATATTAAAAATGGTACTATCCATATCATTTGGACTGGTGGTGAACCTACAATTAAAGGACATCAGGAAGCTATTGTTAATTTTCATAAATATTGGTTGTTACAAGTAGATCCTTCAACAACACTTCCTGGCAAAGAATATGCTTGGAGATTACCGGAGAATGATTTGATTGTAAGACATAACTATAATGAAATTGAAACAAACGGTACCGTAGTAATTGAAGATGATTTATTTAAAATAATAGACCAAATCAACTGCAGCCCAAAATTATCAAATTCAGGTCTTCCATCAAAACAACGTATAATTCCAGGAGCTATAGAGCGTATAATGGAACATTCAAATTACCAATTTAAATTTGTTATTTCAACGGAAGATGATGTTAAGGAAATATTCCGTGATTTTATAGTACCATTCAATATACCTCTTAAAAATGTAGTGTGTATGCCGGGGCTAGATAGTAGAGAAGAATTCCATGAAAGAACAAAATTAGTATTTGAAATGAGTAAAATATATAAATTCAGAGCCGCTTCAAGAATGCATATAAGCTGCTGGGATAAAACGCTTAATGTCTAAGTAGAAAATTAAATGGAAACATTAAAATGAGTTAACAAATTCATTAAATTTCATATTATTATAATAAATAAACATTATGAATATAGGAATTTATAAGATTACAAGTCCAAGTGGTAAAATATATATCGGGCAATCAACCAACATCGAAGATAGATGGGATTATTATAAACGTATAACATGTAAACGTCAACCTAAATTATATTATTCATTTAAAAAATATGGTGTAGAAACTCACTTATTTGAAATTGTTGAAAAATGTTGTATAGAACAGTTAGATGAACGTGAAATATATTGAGGAGAATTTTATAATGTATTAAATGAGAATGGATTAAATTTAAGATTAGGCAATGGTAGAGGTAGTTGCAGTGAGAATACTAAAAACAAAATTAGCAATTCTTTAAAAGGACAGAGAAAGAGCAAAGAACATTGCTTACATTTAAGTATAGCTAAAACAGGTATTCCTAGCAAACGTAAAGGTAAACCTGACTTAAAACAAAAAGGACAACCAAAACCTAATGCTGGTGGTAAAGATAAACCAAAACCAGGTGCTGGACCTAAAATAGGAAACCAAGTTGTATGTTCAACAACAAACAAAATATATAATTCAGTTAAGGAATGTATGGATGGTATTAAGGTAAGTAAACGTAAAATGTTTAATTTATTGAAAGAAGGAATAGAATATAAATACGTAAATAAAAATTATTATAAAAACAAATAAATATGAGTAGAGAATTACTAAAAAAATCTAATGGAAGCTTACCTCGTACAAAAGAAGAAATAGAGGATATGATTAAAGAGGCTGCTGTACATTATGGTAACTTTTTAAAAGCTGTCGGTTTTGATTATGAAGCTGATAGACAAACTGTCGATACTCCTATGAGGGTCTCGAAAGCTTGGCTTAAAGATTTAATTATAGGTAGTATTACAGATGAACCTAATATTACAGTATTCCCTAATGACGAAGGTTATGATGGATTAGTAATTCAAGGTGGTATTCCAATTGTTAGTATGTGTGCACATCATAACCTAGCATTTACAGGTTATGCTACAGTAGCATATATTCCTAACGAACACGTTATTGGATTATCTAAATTAAATCGTATTGTAGAATGGTTCGCTCGTAGACCACAAATGCAAGAATCACTAACAACACAAATACACGATTATATTGCTGAAAAAATGCAATGTAAATCAGTAGCAGTTAGTATTGCTTGTAAACATACATGCTGTTCACATAGAGGTATTAAACATTCATCTGTAATGACTACAAATAAATTTAGTGGTGTGTTTATGGAAAAGGATAACTTAATACGTGAAGAGTTCCTACACGCGATTGAATTGAATGGTCCTGAATTAAGATAATATGAAAAAACGGTTTTTAACTTGGGAATATATCGATAATGCTATGTCAGATTTGGCTAGTAAAATAAAAGAATCTGGTATAACGATATCATCAATTTATGGCTTGCCTAGAGGCGGATTAATTCCCGCTGTAATATTATCCCATAAATTGAATATTCCCTTGTTCAAAACTGGAACTGATGTATTGATTGGTTCTGTATTAATAGTAGATGATATATGTGATACAGGTGAAACATTAGAAAAATATACCAATAACCATATAGTTACTATACATACAAAACCAACAGCAATAGTTCAACCAACATTCCATTATGAAGAAATAGGTACAGAGTGGATAGTATACCCTTGGGAAAATGATGATTCAGAAACAATAGCAGATTATAAAAAATAAAGTTATGCAAGAACAAGGTTCAAAAACAAAATGGCACTTCACTATTAGTATTATTAAATCCTGTATTAGAATGGGAGTAGGTATGGCACTATTATTAGGATGTCCCTATCAAGCAGGTGGGTTATTAATTTTAGCTGAAGTACTTGGAGTAGTAGAAGAACTATAGTATATTAAAAATAAAAAAATTATGTTAAACGCACAACAAATTATTGACGAAGGTCTATTACAACTAGAAAGAACACAAGGCAAACCAGCACAAGTAGGTTATGATTTATCCATTAAAGTAGTGAACAAATTGGAATCATCTGTAAAAATCGGTAAAGTATTAAAAGATAAAACCGAATTAATGAATTATATTCCTTACGGTCTAATGAACTTAGACGGTAAACATGGTTGGTTACTTTATGCTGGTGTATACGATATTACATTCAACGAAGGATGTAAAATACCAAACAACAGAGTAGCATTTATTAAACAACGTTCATCATTATATCGTAATGGTGCAATAATTAATAGCCCTGTATTTGATCCCGGCTTTGAAACTGAATTTATGGGAACTCTACTATATGTTCATGAAACACTATTCATTGAAGAAAATGCTAGAGTAGCGCAAATCTATTTCCATGAATGTAATCCCGCTGATTTATACGACGGGCAATGGCAAGGTGATAAACAGCGAAACACGTTGTAATTAACACAAAATTACAACAAAACGATAGCTCCTCGTAACGAGGGGCTATTATTATGCAATATTTATTGTAAATATACTATATAATGGGATTAATTCTTAGATCATCATCATTAGCTAACTCTGGTGATTCAGTAACAGTGAAAGGTTCTACTTTAGATTGAGTAGAGGGCGACGGTAACTTTGTATATTTATTAAATAAAATTAATAGTGGAAGTGGAGTACCAGGAGGTTTAGACACTCAAATCCAATTTAATAGTGGTAGTACATTTGCTGGCGATAGTACTTTTACATTTAATTATACAAATCAAAGTTTACAACAAGGAGATAACACAACAGCAAATGGTTATGCTTCTCACACTGAGGGATATAAAACATCAACAGTTTTAGAATATTCTCACGCTGAAGGAGACAGCACAGTAGCTGCTGGGTATGGTGCTCATTCAGAAGGAACATACACTTCTGCTTCTGGTAATTATTCTCATACTGAAGGATATGGTGCCATAGCATCAGGTGAAGCATCTCATGCTGAGGGGTTTGGTATAGCTGATGGACAAGGATCACACGCTGAAGGAATCAATACTCGTGCAATAGGAATTGCTTCACATGCTGGGGGATATGGTACAGTAGCATCTGGTTCATATCAAACTGCTATAGGTAGACATAATACCGAAAATAATACAGACTCATTATTTGTAATAGGTGGTGGAATTAGTGGCAGTAGAAAAGATATATTTGATGCTCGAGTTGATGCTAGTGGAAGTGGATCAGTAATGATACCAGTAAATCCAAGCGATCCAACAAACCCAACAACAGGATCAATGTATTTTAATCCATCAACAAATCTATTGTACATTTACAATGGTACTGCTTGGAAAAGTGCTTCCTTCGCCTGAATTTGGCTAAGGCAAAATAATTTATTAAATTAAGGTTATGTATCAAGCAGCATTTTACGATAGGTCAACATACACTTATCATGTTAGAGACGATAAAAAGGGATGGATTGACTTCAAGTACACACCCGAATTATACAAAATAACACCTAATGGACCACTAGAAACACTAGATGGTAAACGTGCTACTCCTGTAACCAAATATGAATGGAGAGACACTTCACTGTATGAACAAGACGTTGATAAAATTACTCGTGTACTAATCGATGTTTATAAGGACAGTGATGATACACCTGAATATCAAAACATAGTTTATTTCGATATTGAGTGTGAAATTGGTGGAACATTAACACCAGAATATATCAAATCAGCACCTATGAAAATGACATCGGTTGCTGTATATGATGCTACAACTCAAAAATATTACTGTTTAATATTAGATGAAAAACAACAAATAGCACCTGTTTCAGGCGATAAGGAAATAAGACCGTATAAAACAGAAGCAGAAATGCTATCTGCATTCCTTGACTTATGGGAAGAAATAGATCCAACTATTATTACAGGATGGAATAGTGGATTCTTCGATATACCCTACATGTACTATAGAATGTGTAATGTGCTAGGTAAGGACCAAGCATCAAGACTATCACCATTATGTAAATTAAATTTTACTGAATGGGATCAATCACAACCAATAGAGCTAGGTGGTATTAATCACTTAGACTATATGTTGCTATTTAAAAAATATATTACAAAGCTAGAACCATCTTATAGATTAGATGATATAGGTGAGAAGTATGTTAAGATGAATAAAATAGATTATGAAGGTTCACTTGATACACTATTCCAGAAAGACATAAACAAATTCATTGAGTATAATATACGTGACGTTGAAATTATAGTTGAACTAGAAAAGAAACTTAAATTCATTGAGCTAACAACGATTATATGTCACTTATGTCACGTACCATATGAACAGATCTATCTATCAACTGTAATGAATGATGGAGCTATATTGACATATCTTAAGCGTCAAGGTATAGTATCACCTAATAAACCAACAACTATAAATCCATCACTTAAGGAACGTACTAGTGATGATTATGCTGGTGGTTACTTAAAAGATCCTGTTCCTGGGTTATATGAGTGGGTTATTGACTTAGACTTTACATCACTATATCCTTCCATTATTCGTTCATTGAATATTGGAATAGAAACATTAATAGGTCGTATTGTTAATAGTGGCAAATACGATAATCAATGGACATATGCTGAATTAAAGCAAATGAATCCAGACGATCTAGTTGTAATTGAAAAACTAAACGAAAGTTTCACTACATCACGCACACAAGTTACTGTAGGTAAGATTGTTAAAATGATTGAATCAAACAATTGGATTACAGCAGCATCAGGTGCTATATTCAGAACTGATAAATCATCAGTAGTATGTGAAGTATTAACTGATTGGTTTAATAGACGTGTTGATTATAAAAATAAAATGAAAAAAGCATACAAATCAGGTGATGCTATATTAGGTGAGTTTTATAATAGACGACAACACGCGATGAAAATTAAATTGAATGACGTTTATGGTTGCTACGCTATTAATGGCTGGCGCTATACAGACGGACATAAAATAATATCATCTGCTATTACATTAACAGGACAAAGGCTATTACAGGAAAGTATTAAGAATATGAATGATTACATTAATAATGAAATAAAAAACACACCTAAAGGATGTGGAAATAAGAAAAAGACTATATAGTTACTTATTCTTTTCATATATTTATTGGAAATAATAATTATGAAAACTAAAATATATCTTGTTACAAATATTAATGATAATCCTAATAAAGCATATATAGGAAAAACTAAAAACAGCAGAGAGAATAATCACAAAAAAGCATTCGGAAATAATATAAAGTATAATATTATAGATGAAGTAGAATCCTTAAATAGGAATGATTGGGAACCACTAGAAACAAAATGGATACAACATTATATTGATTTAGGTTATGATGTAGTTAATAAACGCAAAAAAGGTGGAAGTGGACCCGAATACCATACTGAAGAGTCAAAATATAAACAATCAGAAAAAATGAAAGGGCGCTCTAAACCAGAAGGATTTGGAAATTTATTATCATTATTGAAAAAAGGTAAACCAAACCTAAAAAATAAAATAAAACCATCTGACTTTGGAAATAAGTTAAAAAAACAACACCAAGGAGGAGAAAACATAAGTAAAGCAAAAAAAGGTAAACCTAGCGGAAAAAAAGGAAAAATATATGGGGCACTAAAAGATTCGTATCTTAAAAATATAAATAGAAAAAAAATAGTATTGCAAATAGATCCTATAAATAATAATATAATTAAAGAATGGGAGTCTAGAAATAAAATTAAAAAAGAAATTGGTGGAGGAATAACAGGAGCTATCAGAACAGGAAAAATATATAAAAACAGTTATTGGAAATATAAATAATAGAAAGTTATGAATAATGATTTAGAAACAATCGCAAAAAGATATTGGGAAATTTACAATTCTTTTGATGGACAAACACATTTAATTGATTTAGAAATAGAAACAATCAACATGTTGGTAGAAGAACTATTTTATAATGGGGATATGGATAGTATGCCAAAAATATTAACTAGAATATATTACTTAGGTAAAATTAATCAACAATTTGAAAAGAATGGAAAATAAAGACAGAATTATAACTAGCGATACAGACTCATTATTCATCCATGTTAAAGATCTACTACTTCATCGCTACCCAGATTTAGATCTAAATGATAAAAATAAGGTTATACCTCTTATACTAGAAATAGCCTCAGAATTACAGGGTGTAGCAAATGAATTCATTAGCCAATTTGCAATGTCAGCATTTCATATCCCAGATGATCGTGAACATTACTTTGAATTAAAACAAGAGGTGGTTATTGAACGGGGTTACTTTGCAGGTAAACGTCGTTACGCTATGCTTATTGTAAATAAGGAAGGTGTTGATACTGAAGAGATGATTATGATGGGTTTAGATCTAATGAAATCAAATATGCCTCCACTATACAAGAAATTCGGTCAAACACTACTAACAGACATAATGTCAGGTAAACCTAAACCCGAAATCGATAAGCAAATAGTTGAGTTCAAATCATCATTAGATAAACTAGATTGGAAAGATTTAGCTAAACCAACAGGCGTTAAACAAATTAGCTCGTATATTGCTAAACGTCCTTCACCAGGCGAAATATTTAGTGAATTTAAATTAAAAGCACCAATTAATACGAAAGCAGCAGTGTATACAAATGATCTAATTAAATTTAAAAAATTAGATAAGAAATATTCATTATTTGTTGAGGGGGATAAAATGAAATATGTTTCATTAAAACCTAATCCTTATAATATTGATGTAATTGGATTTAGAGGAAATGAAGAAGATCCTGAATTCATAATTGAATTCATTAACAAATATGTTGATAGAGAAGAAGCATTTAATTCAGTATTGCTAAATAAATTAACTGGGATATATAGTGATGTAGGGTGGGATTTTCCTATATTAAATAAAATGATTACTAAATTTTTCCGGTTTTAGCAGCCGCCTTAATATTTATTGGAAACAATAAATTATGATAGGAATATACAAGATAACTAACCCCAATGGGGGTGAGAAATAAATATTTATCAACATATATTACTAAATTCTTTAACTTTATGTAGCAATGATCAACTTCATTATTAACCCCGACCGCTTTCGTGTAGACACAGAAATAAAAATAATCGAAAAAGATGGTTCTGAGTTGATAATTCCCGTGATGATTATAGTTAAAGCTGATAAATTAAATGAAATACAACAAAGCTATTTACATCGAGTAGTTTACAACTTATTTAATAAAAGATTTATAGTTAATAAACAACCGAAACTACCAATAGAAAAACCTTGGTGGAAATTTTGGTAAGTCAAAATAAAGGTTATACATTTACATTATGGATTTAGTTAAAGGAGCAATGTTTGGCTTAATAGCCCAAATTATAACATTCTTACAACTACAAGGTCAACTTAAATATGATGTTCTTAAGAACAACATCTGGTTAACATTACTAATGGGAATGCCTATATCATTTTGCTTTATGATGTCTGTAAAACATTTAGTAGCAGCATATAATGGTGAAATATGGCCTAGTAGATTAATTGGATTTGGAATAGGTGTAACAGTGTTTACATTTATGTCAACTATTCTATTTAAAGAACCACTCACTTTCAAAACAATCGCTTGTTTAGGCCTAGCAACTTTAATATTATTAATACAAATATTTTATAAATAATGAAGAAACCATATTTAGAAGACGTTATCGAAAAATACTACTTAGGTGGTTTAGTTGAGCGTGTTAAAATTCAAATAATCGATAAAAGATTAATGACACAATTTATCTCGTCTCAAAAGAATTTAGTTGGTGTGTTGGATGCTCCAAACATGGAATTACCCGATTGTGAATTTGGTGTTTACGACACATCTCAATTACTAAAATTGATTGGTATTACTAATCACTTCCTAGTGTTAGATGTAGAAATGAATAAAGGTATTGCTAATAAATTACTTATCGCTGATAACGAATTTAATCTGGAATATGCTTTAGCAGATACAATGCTAACACCATCAGTACCAACTATAAACGAACCTAACTACGCTATGGTAGCTGAATTAGATGAAGAGTTCGTAGCACGTTTCCTTAAAGCTAAAAAAGCACTAGGTACAGAGGTATTTACTGTAAAACAAGTCAGTGTAAACAATGAACCCGCAATTGAATTCATGTTAGGTGGTACCGAAGGTTATACCAACAAAATCAATTTCAGTGTCAAATTAAAACAATCATCCGTTCCAGGTAATCCAATCAAATTCCCAATAAATGAATTTGGTGAAATACTATCAGCAAATAAACAGTTTACATCAGGTGAATTAAGTGTATCCGAAGATGGATTACTTAAGATTGAATTTACTAATGAAGAAGGTGTTAAAGTAACATATCTTCTTGTTGGTAGGGAGTAACCTCTCCATATATGTATATACGACATAACGAGATACGACAGGTCAAGTTATGTTAAATTATATTAATTAACCGCTTACCTTAGGGGAGCATAAAAACTAACAATTATGAGTACAAATGACGTATTCGTAGTTACGACAGATGGCTTTAACACGTCGTACTACACCAACACTTTCGACCTAGGAAACCCATTAGGTACAATTACAACAAATGGTACAAATTATCAAACATTAGAGTACCGACAACCAACCTACAATGATTTTTGGAATTTTGACGAACAATTTGATTTGTTATGGAAATCGTTCTTCGATCATAATGCCGTATTCAAACCAATTAAAGAAAAGGTTGTACAACATCCTTGCGACATTCAAGAAACAGACAGTGGTCTTCGTATAGAGGTAGCAGCAGTAGGTTTAGATAAAGAAGAAATTGACATCATTGTTGATTCGGAAACACTACGTATTGCTTATCGCAAAACAGAAGATGAAAAACAAAAAGAACAAGACGAGTATCGCTACTTACATCGTTCAATTAAAAAAGCTAGTTTTGATATTGCTTGGAAAATTTCAAGCAAATACGAATTAGCTAAATTAGAGGCTAAACTCGATAAAGGGTTATTGACCTTAGATATTCCATTTGCTAAAGAAAACAAGCCAAAGAAAATATCTATTAAGTAAAGTTTTGAAAACCAAAAGACCTGTCGTATCTTAAAGTTATAAATAAAATGGTAGGAATTTACAAAATAATAAGTCCAACTAATAAAATATATATAGGTCAATCTACTAATATTGAAAATAGGTGGATTAAATACAAATGTTTAGATTGTAAAGTTCAAATAAAACTATATAGATCATTAATAAAACATGGTTATGATAATCATACATTTGAAATAATAGAAGAATGTACTGAAGATTTATTAAATGAACGTGAAATATATTGGGGTGAATACTATAAGGTATTAGGAGAGAATGGATTGAATTTAAGATTAGGTAATAGTAGAGGTAAATGGAGTGAATATATAAAACAAAAAATGCGTAAACCTAAATCTGAAGAGACTAAATGTAAAATGAGAGGTATTAAAATTAATAAAAGGATACCTAAATCTGAAAGTTTTAAAGAAAATTTAAGAAAACCTATTCTTCAATATGATAAACAAGGTAATTTTATTAAAGAATGGAGCAGTGGAACAGAAGTAAAACAAACATTAAAAATAAATAGTAGTAATATACCCGCTTGTTGTAAAGGAAAAAAACAAACAGTGGGTGGGTATATATGGAAGTATAAATAAATCTATAAATAAAAAACACGTATTATGAGTAAAATGAAAATTATTCCTCTTCACAACCACGTTGTAATTAAACAACAAGAGGAGTCGGAGGTTATGTATGGAAACATTATCGTCCCTGATGCCGGGAAAGAACGTCCTTTAATGGGCGAAGTAATAGCATCAGGACCCGGATTAGTAAATCTACATGGAGTATTAATACCTAATACGATTGAAGTAGGTGCCACTGTAATATTCCCGGCATTTGGCGGACAACGAATCACTGTAGATGGTGATGAATACGTTGTATGTAAGGAACAAGATTTAATTGCAATTTTAGAAAAATAAAAACACATATGAGTAAGATTATAAGTTTCGATAGAGAAGCAAAACAAAAACTACAAGCTGGTATTGACAAGGTCAATAAGGCAGTATCAGTAACAATGGGACCATTTGGTCGTAATGTATTGATTGAAAAAGAACATGGACAAGTAGCATCAACAAAAGATGGTGTTAGTGTAGCTAAAACAGTTGTATTGGAAGATCCAATTGAAAACATGGCTGCAACAGTTATTAAGCAAGCAGCTGAAAAAACAGTAAATGCTGCTGGTGATGGTACAACAACATCAACTGTACTTGCACATTCAATTGCATCGCAAGCATTAGATGCTACTGCGTATGCATCAACAAATGCAACACAAGTAAAACGTGGTATTGAAGCCGCTGTTAAAGAAGTAGTTGATGCATTAAGAAAAGTGTCTGTAGATATAGATGATGAGAAACAAATTAAACAAGTAGCTACATTATCAGCTAATGGGGATGAAGAAATTGGTGAATTAGTTGCTACCGCAATTGATAAAGTAGGACGTGATGGTGTAGTAACAGTAGAGGAATCAAGAACAGGTGAAACTAGTTTAGAGGTAGTAGAAGGTATGCAGTTCGACAGAGGTTATAAGTCACCTTATATGGTAACAGATAATAATACAATGACTGCAGTACTAGATAAACCACTATTACTAATTGTAGATGGTAAAATTTCAGCAGTAAAAGATCTATTGCCAATCCTAGAATCAGTATCAACACAAAATAAATCTTT